TTAATATATCCAAGAGACAGAACTATCAAACACCATGCAAGGATAGCTCCTTGTGCAGTAGTGCTGACTAAAAACATTATCTTTTCTTGATAGTCAGGTTTATCATCATCTAATTGCTTTTTATTTTCGATCGTTTTATCTGCCATAACTTGTTTTATTAGTCATACTAGACATAATTACTAATTTAAGCAAATGCCAGAGGTTTATGGTGCATTAATAGGGGCAGCAGCCACCGCTTTTGTTATGGTGCTATCGAATATGAGCAACCGCAGAGAAAAAACAATTATAGATATATATACCAGACTAAATAAGCTATCACAGGCGGTTAGTAGGTTAGAAGGCAAGATCCAGTAATGCGTGGTATGTTTGGATAAGATCATAAAAAACAATGTCAAAATTCCTGATAGGTTTATTTATTAAATTTGGTAAATCTGAATCGCTGCGCAAAGCTGCTTTAAGTCTTTTAAAGGATCTTGCTGCTAAGTCTGACAATGATGTTGATGATGCAATCGTCAAGATGCTTGAAGAAAAACTCTTTCCAGTAAAATGAACATTAAAAAATTTCTTAACATTGAGATAGAGGAAGCTCCAGCAGAGTTGCAACTATCAGTTGAGATGAGATGTAGAGAAATTATGAAGAGCAATGACTATGACAACATTAAAAGATATTGCACTCATCTCGTAAGACATCAAATGAAACAAGATGTTTTTCTTGCTAGTTTATTAGGTAGATTAGTTGAACTTGAAGCTAACCTTGTTGTGAAACAAATAAGAGAAAAAAAACCAAGAAATCCTATAAAAAAGTTTTTTCATATTCTTTAATTTCTTTATCTGTAAAATCTTTAACCTTTAATTTTTCTAGCTTATCCACTTCATAATTAAATTTTACGATTGCTGTTCTTATATGTTCAGTAACCCATGCACCATCTTTACTAACCACTTGAGCTTTGTTTCTATCGTTCATAAAAACATAATGGTCATAACCTCTTAGTTCAACATCTAATAGATTTTTTTCAAGGTTTTGACGCCTTATTTCTTTTAATCGAAAAAGTTTTTTTGGATCACTCATGTTTTTTTAAAGTTGTAATATTCTCTTAAAACTGTTTCATGTTCTAACTTCATTTTTTCCATTATCCCATTCATATATTGTAAATCCCTTAAATTCATATTATCACCATCGGGAATATTTTTTTTAAAATCTTCTTGAAATTTACGCAAATCTGCAACCTGTCTTTGAAGTTCTTTTATAAGTTTTTGTTTTTTAATATCACTCATCTATTCTTAATGGTTATCACATTCTGGACACTCAAAATTTAAAGGTTCATGTAAGACCATTGCTGATAAAACAAGCAAGGCCAATTTAGTTGGTGGTTGTTCATTACTGAAGAACAAGATTTTTTCATTTGGTAGATGCAACCCTTCGTTAGAAACAATTATAGAAAATTCTGCTGCAAATTCTGCAGAAACATCTTTTAATTGACTAAACAAAATACCATCTCCATATTCTTTGTTGTTACAAGTATGTGGTCTAAAATCAAACCAATCAAGATCAAAGCACTCAAGACCAAGTGCGAGATGGTCTTGAAATACTGCGACGTTTGCTGGAAGTTTAGGGTTAGATATTTGTTTTAAAATCTTTGTCATTTTAAAAAGGTAATTCTTCTGTTTCAGTTTTCAATACTGAAGTTGAACCCGATATGAATGAAGTACCGTTTTTAGATTCTCTATGCCAAGCACTTACAGGTACTTTAATGACTTTTTCGCCAGCATAATTATCTTCGCCTTCTTGGGCTGTAATCCATTCTGCCAATGCCATAGCATCTTGCAAAGTGTATTCTATGTTGCCACCTAAGTCTGGTGATTTTTCTGATTTTTTTTCAGAGTTATTAAAAAGAACTAAACGTCCTGTAAATAAAGTTTCGTAAGCCATAATTAAAAAGATTTTAGAGGTGTAATTGAATTTGTTTCTTCCCATGCAAGAACATGGGGAAGGGCATATCTTATTAGAGGTTGCCCCATAGCAGTAGCCTGTCGTGATACGTTGTACCACTCTGGACCTTCTGCTTTACCTCTTCTGGTATTAGTTCGCCATTTTTTGATGGTTCTTTGTGTAATACCATATCTTTCTGCGAGGTCTTTGGTTGATAAAAAAGGTTGGTCAATCATTTAAGTTTCATTTGTTTTGAAATAATTGCTCTGTCTAGTTCGATTTTTTGTTGTTGGGTTAGTTTACCCTGTGCGAATCTAGTTGCAATATTTTTTTTATGATCTGTTAATTGATCTTCAGAAGAAGCAATTTCGATAGCTTTTTTGGCTAGACCAAAAGTTGCTTCGGTATCTGGTTGGTTAGATACCTTTGCTTGTACTTGTTCTCGTAATGTTTCTATAACTTCGCCTTTATTTATATTTTTTTCTTGCACTTTTTCTTCTTCTTCCATATTAAAATCCATATCTGTTTCAAGACCTAAGATCAACTTAATGCTGTATCTTCTTTGGTATGTAACTGCACCACCCCATATATGAGTTTGGTTTTTCTTAGGATTAGCCATATCTTTTTCTGATAAAAATATTGGCAGTTCGCTTTTAATCATGCCACCACCTTTATGAATAAGTCTTGTAACTATAAGTGTTTCGCCTGTAGAACTACAGCCAAAGCCTTGAGAAATACAAAGATCATTCTTAAGAAGAACAGGTGTAACCAAAGAAAGCATTTGCTCCAAAGGTAAATAGCTGTAACCAAAAGAACCTACACCAACTTGTTTGGTCTTACCCATTGTTGGAAATTCTGCTTGTGCTTTTTGTAAAGCTGCTGCAACCGCAGCGTTTGGGTTTGTTTCTGTCATTGTTTTAGGTTTGTTTGTATGCCCAACTTGGTAAGCTGAGTTTGTGGATCTCTTCTGAGTAGCCCTGCCAATAAGAATCTGTATGGCATTGACTAATCTTTTTAAGTGCTTCTTGTCTTAGCCATCTGCCTTCGGCAAGTGCATCTTCGTCTAACTCTGTAATGCTTATGGCATGAGGAAAGACTTTTTCAACTGCTATAAATACAAATCGCTTTGCACCTATTACTTCTAAGTAATGAGCAGCCTGCAGATGGTAAAGGTAGTTAGCAACTGACCTTATAAACTTGTCTGGGTTGCTGTTACCCTCGCCAGTTGTTTTTAGGTCGATAATAGTATCGCCATTAATAAAGTCGCATCTTGCTTTACAAGACAGCCCTGTTTCTTTGTCATCTTTCCAAAAGCTTTGTTCAGCAAAACCTTTAGAAAGAAGTTGTTTGGCAAGAGGGTGTTTATGTACAGCATTAGCAACACTAGATGCTAGTTCGTATTCTGTATTTGATATAGGTTCTATACCTTTTGCAGCCATTTCTTCTGCTTGTGCTTTGCCAGCTTTTGTTGCTCTGCTAAGACAAACACCATAGGATGTCTTTGCTCTGTCTGGTTCTAAGGTAAATGCGTGGCATAGCTCACCAACTCTAAAAGCTTTTTTTAGTGCTGGTTCGTGTTCTATTTTTTGCTTTTCGTATTTACTTTGATAAAAGACTTGTGGGCAAGTGCTGGTTATAAGCTTCAGATCAGAAGCACTATAGGCAGGATCAGCATGGTAAACCTCTGGGTGTACATAGTGCTTTAGTCTAGTTTGTTTAAATGTTGCCATTGAGTTTGTCCTCTATGTTAATAATGCGAAGCTTAAGGCTTGTTGCTTCTTCGGCCTGTTTGATAACAAAGTCTTTGATAATATTGATCTTGTCATTAAGACATTCAATACTACCCTTAGAACCAACTGCTATACCTTGGACTGATTCTGTAAGAACAGATAAAGCTTTCAGAGTATCTTGCATACTAGCGTTTTCTGCTAGTTGAATTGTTTTAATTCGTTCTTGCGTTGCTTCATGAACTTCTAAAGTTTCAAGAATTTTCTTAAGGTCTCTTACCATTTTGCTACCTCTATGCAAGCCGCTTCGATACCAGCACGACAATCTGCTTTGGTCATGTCTGCTAGTGAAGTATTAAGTGTGGTATAAAATAAACCACCTACTACTAAGTAAAGGAAAAAGTGTCTCATGCGTTTGCCCTTTGTCTTAATAAAGCAGATAGTTGCTTTGTGTACTTAGAAACATTTCTTTTGTTTCTACTGAGTTGAGAAAAGTCACCAGTAGCGCAGCAATAAGCGTAACCATTCTGGGCTTCTTGGAGTTTAGACTTTACTTGGTCTATCTCTTGTTGTAGTTGAATCATTGTTTTTAGGTTGTAGGCTCTCGCCCTTACTTCAATTATAGTCTAGGGTTTCCCCAATGTCTACCCCTACCATGTACGGTTTGTTGATGAGGTTAATAAAGTTGTCCCCAGACCCCTTTTGGTTTTTGTTCTCTTGTTTTAAAGAACCCTTTTAGTTCGGGATAAATTTCCATAAGTTCACGAGCAGCAAATGGTTGATGGTTATTATTAACTTTTAAACCTAGATCCCCAGTTGTCTCATCTGTTTCCCATCTAAGGATATGAAACAAGCCACTTATACTATATTGGCTATAACCTCGACCTTGTAGCTTGCGAGCAATCTCGGCAAGCTTTGGTAAAAGGTCTGGTTGTTTCTCTTTACATTCGTCCCATTGCTGGGCAAGTTTACTTTTCTTGTGGGTTGGTTTAAATAAAGGAAGGCTATCTAATTCTTCCATTAATCAGTCCCTTCTGAGATTTTTAGTAAAAGTTCCTTTTCTTTTATAGGGTCAAAGCAAATGTCTCTTTCTACTGGTAAACCAAAACGACCTCTTATCTCTTTTATTTCTTTCATAGAGAAAGAACCAAACTCTTGTTCTAAACCTTTTACAAGACCCCAAGCAATTTCTGTCTCTGGGTCATACTCGGCAATAAACCAAGTCCAATTACTGTCGGGTGTGAATAGCTTTACATAAAAGACTATTTCTTGTGATAGGTCATCATGTGCTGGTTGGCTATAAAGCTTTGGAAGTTGTTTTAGAATTTCTTTTGTTAAAAGTTTCATTGTTCTTTTTTGTAGATTGATTTTAAATAAGTTGTTTCAATAGTTTTACGAAGCTGTAGGTATAACTCATTGGTCATGTTGTCGAACAAGTACCGATCATTTAACCTACTTATTGCTTCGTCAAGTTCTTTCTTAGTCATTTTTAATATGCAGATAACCAACTTTGTTACCGTTAAGGTCTTTAAGTGGTTTTTCTATTGGTAATACATCTTCTGTAATGGTTGCTTCTTTGGTAAACTCTGATAAATCTTTTAGGATTCGACTTATCTCTGGTGCTGCATCATCTGCAAACATAGAGTTATCCAAGTTAATAGAAAGAGAAAAGGTAGCCATTAGACTACCTCTTTGATGTCAGAACCAACTTTAATGTGTGCTGCAACAGCATCTTGTAAATAAAGATGACCACCATAAAGATCAAGGGCTGAAAATAAAGCTTTTGTACTACCTTCGTGTAAAAGGTTATATCTAACACCTTTGGCTGGCTTTCTCCAACTTGCTGGTTTAAATACATCACCAGTTTCCCTATCAACAAAAGCAAAAGCACCTTCGTTATGGGTTATCTTTAAATACTTTCTACCTTCAAGGATAAGAAAGTCTCTTTCGCCACCTTCTTCATATATAAGCTGGTTTAGCTTGTCTTGGTAAAGTCTTGTTTGTTTGTAAACTAATTGTTCTTGTGTAAGAACTTCTAGTGTTTGGTCGGTCATTAGCCTTTTGAGGTTGGGAGCATCTCTGCCCTATAAATCAATACTAAATTAATGGTCAGTGTATGTACATGGACAATGTTCGGTCTTTACATTGGTGTTACAGAAGGCTGAATATATTAAGTTGTTCTACTGGTTCGGGCAGTTTACTCTCATCCCCCCACTGTTCTGCCATGGCTTCTGCTATACCTTTATAAAACTTGCTGCGTTCTTTTCCCTTACCGCTACCAAGCCACCAAATTCTTTTTGATTCTTTCTCTGGAAGCTTTTTTGTCTCTTCTAGAACATTATCAGTATCTTTTAATTTAGGTAAATTTTTTAACCACAGACAAGTTCTTTTATACTCCATATCGCCAAACTGGTAAGGATTTATTAGCTGATCTGCCTCTCTTATATGAGAAGAAATAACAGAGACAGGGTTCTCAATACAGATTCTTTCTATTGGTGCATCCATAAGTTTTTGTACAAATACAAGTGCTTTTTCTCTTAAGTGCATTGGTTTTTTACCCTCTGTAAACCATCTTGCTCCTGATACCGACAGATGGGTGCAGGGTGGGTGCGCCACCATTAAATCCCACCCCATGTCTAAAAATTGCAGTACATCACCTTTTAAATGATTTCCAAGGGCTTCTGTTTCTAAAATATCGCAAGACCAAGCATCATGCCCTTTTGCTGCAAAGGCATCTCTAACAATACCCGAATATTCACAGGCAACAAGTACTCTCAAATGCTTTCCTCTTCTATATAATCCATAGACTTATGTACTTGGTATATAACTGAAAGTTCATTTTCTGTGGCTTCTTTAAGTTCTTTATCCATATCATAGTCCTTATCAAGTTTTCTTTCTTCAAGTAATTTGTTTCTGTCATTCAGCAATTCATTTACATACTGAGCTTGTTCTTTATTCATAGTTTATTTTTATATGTATCAGATATTCTAAAGAAATAACAGTGCATACACCAGTTCAGATACCGAACACTATAGGGTAGTAACTGGGGAACTATATATTATAATTGATATATAGGGAGAGATCCCTGAAACCTCAAACAACTAAAAATGGCAACTTTAAAATTTCGTTCTAATCCAACACTTGTTGAATTAGCAAAATTAACTAAAAACAATAAGGTATTCAATCAACCTTATATAAAAGAAACCACAGAGAAAAAAGGCTTTTATTTAGTTAAAGATGATGGTATTTATCTAATGAACGCTTTTAACACTAGAAGTGGCAACAATAACTGGGTAATCTATGCTAAAGGTTACAACCCTAATACTTGTAAAGATGTATGGGAAAAAGCAAGATATGTTTCACCCGACGATTTTGCAGAGTTTATACCAGCTAGTGATAAAGCCATTGATGTTCTTATTAATGGTGGCGACCTTAAGGTAAAACTTACAGACAAATACATTACTGTAACTGCTACAGGTGTAAAAAAATAACTAGCTTAAGGTTGACTAGGTACTATTGTTATCATTAAAGCGTAAGTAATCTTTCTTTAAAAAACCACCTTACCGCCTTTCTATAAAACTACCCTGTACAAAGGGTCTTTTTTTTGTTTATTGTGTATTATTAAAGTAATCAGGGAGCCTGATGCCCATTGCAACACGAGGGCTGAAAGCTGTAATGGCAGGGCGGTTACAAAGAGGTTGACTGATCTATCCCCTGATTTTTATTCAAGTGACTTAACAAAAATATCTGCTCCTACTGGTTCTCCTTCTAAACAATATCTTTTTTTTGCCGTTAAAAATGTTACTTGACTATCATCATTAAAAGTAATTCCGCTTAAAGCGTCTAAACTAGACCTTACAAGCTTGTCTATATCATTCCTTTTTATAGTCAAATTTAAAGGAGACCCTGTACGGAGACTGCCATTTGAGTAATAATGAGCTTTCGGCCGCTTAAATCTAAAAGTGGCCTCAACAGAACAAGCACCCTTTATTGGTGGTTGATTTATTTTACTAGCTTCCCTTTTAACTAATTCTCGCCATGGTTTTACCCTTTTACTCACTTCTATCATTCGACCCTTACCGACATACTTTTTACTTCCCTGTGGTGCTGCCTCAAGTCCATTTACAGAAAATTTAAAAGATGTCATTTAATCCACAGGGGTATCAATTTACTGCACTTCCTACAAATCTTAGAGGAAAAATCCAACCGAATCAACTAGCAGTACTTTGGGTCATACAAAGTTATGCTAATAAAGATGACCAAAAATGCTGGCCTTCTTTAAAGACAATCGCTGCTAATTCTTGTCTAAGTAAGAGAACAGCACAGAAAGTTGTTAACCAATTAGTGTCTTTAGGTTTCTTAGAAAGAACCCACCAGATGGGTAAGAATGGAGAGCAAGGCAGTAATTTATATAAAGTAACTGTCTGGCATCTAGCTAATGTTCCAGAACCTAGTATTGATAGGCGTGGCAAATCCTGCACCCCTGCAGCAGATGCTATGCCCCCATGGCAGGAAATGCCATGCCCCATAGCAGCAAATGCTACCAAACTAGATACAACTAAACTAGATCCAATTAAACTAAATAAAAAAAATACTAAAAAAGATTATTCTGAAGAATTTTTAGAATTTTGGTTTCTTTATCTAGATATTAAAAAAAGGGCTAGTGGCCAAAATAAACCTAAAGCATGGGAAGAATGGAAAAAAGCTATAAAGAGAACAAGTCCAGTTAATATAAAAATTTCTCTTATAGCTGCCATTAAACAACAAAGAGCTACAGAACAAGAAGGTGGCTTTGCCGTTTGTTTCCCTAATTGTTTTAGATGGTTAAGGGATGAATATTACGAGGGCTATGTAAAAGATGAGAAAGATGCCCTGTACAAACAGAAAAAAACTGATACAACTAATAAAAAGCCATGGGAAAAAGATAAACCCAATGGCAGTCTACCTTTTTAACCTCTTATGACTTTAAGCTACAGAAGGCAATCTCTTGATCGAGACACTACGTTTTATATCCCTAAAGTAGAATGTTTTGCCTGTTACGACTCTGGTATTGTTACTAATGGCGATAATGCCATTAATCAATTTATACCAGATTATGACAGAACATCAGATGGAAAGATAAATGGTGGACAAGATTTAGCGATAATCTGCCATTGTAAAGCTGCTTATGCTGACTATGAAAGCAGCACCAATAAAGAAAAACAAGGCTTCAGAGAATCTAATGGTCAAGTCAAAACAACAGAAACTTTAAGAGGAGATCCACAACCAATCGGTATTACTATGGAAAAAGAAAAGATAAGGCAGATACATACAAACAGACAAGCAGCATGGGAAAAGACTTCTAAAGAAATGAACGAACTAAGAAAAAAAAGAATAAATGGTGAAAAAGTAGAAACTCCTTACTACATACAAGTTGTCAAAGAAAATTTATCTAATATAGGCAATATGTTTTCTTTTACTTCAGAAAAAGCTATCGTTGAATCCATGGCAGACAAACAGGAGGTAACATGAAACTAAATTTTGAGTCATTATTATCATTAGATGATCTAAAAGGCGCATGGATATCTGATGAAAGTGGAAAAAACTTTCGCATTGATGATTTTTTTGTTGATATGTCTGATGGACTTGGAACAGATAATTTTGCAAGATTCGATGATGTTTGGGTTACTTTGGTACCTATAGACATTCAAACTGGTGAATTTAGTAAAACAGAAAAACACGGTAAACCATTCCAGAGTTTAAAAAATTGGACAATAAAACTTAACAGAGGTTTTGATAATGACTAATCTTATTGATATTGCTAAAATTTTAAAAAACAAATAACTATGACCAAAATTAACGAACTAAAGGCAGACCACAAAAACGCAAGAAAAAGGACAGACCGTTCTGCCACTCTTATTGAAGAATCCTTAAAAAGATATGGTGCCGCAAGATCCATTGTTATTGATGAAGATGGTCGTGTTTTAGCTGGTAACGGTACTGTAGAAGGTGCAAAAGCTGCTGGTTTAGAGAATGTTCGCATCATAGAATCTGATGGTAACGAAATTATTGCTGTAAAACGTACTGGTCTTACTGAAGATCAAAAAGTTGGTTTAGCTTTAGCTGATAACAGATCCTCTGATCTTTCTGATTGGGACGCATCTATGCTGCACCATCTTTCAATGGAACATGAAATAGACCCTTGGTTTGAACCAGAAGATTTAACAGAGCTTATGGACGATAGAACAGATACAGAAGCACCCGAAGATTTTAAAGATGTAGACGAAGATATTGAAACTGAACATAGATGTCCTTCTTGTGGGTATGAGTGGAGTGGCAAAGCAAAATAATATTCGGACTGTTCTACAAGACATAATCAAACCACTACCAAATAAAATTTGTGTTGCAACCTCAGGTGGCATGGATTCATCATCTGTTGTTCTTTCTGCTCTTGATGTTGGTAAAGAGGTCAGAATATATTCTTTTAGTTTCGGTGATAAATTTTCATCAGATTTTGAAGCGGCAAGAAAACTAGCTTGGCAATTTAATCTTACTTTTGTTCCTGTATGGTTACCGACAGACAGAGATGAGATTGTTGAGACAGTAAAACATCTTATAAAAAAAGTAGGTTGTAAGAAAAAAACTGCAATAGAGTGCCTTTTCCCTTTTTATTACTTGATTAAAATAATGAAAGAATTTGAAGATGAGACACTTGTGACAGGTGTTGCCGCTGATGGGCACTTTGGTCTTTCTAAAAAAGCAATGATTCATTACTCAAAAGATGACCAAAAGTTTAAAAAATTTAGGCAAGATTATTTCTCAAACTTAGAATCTGCTGGTACTAAAAGACTTATAAAACTATGTGAACTAAACAAAATACAACTTTGTAACCCATATTTTGAGCCTTCTGTTTTTTCTTTATGGATAGACAAAAACTGGGAAGAATTAAACAAGCCAAGGCAAAAAGAGGTTATTCGCAAGCATTATCCTGAATTAGATTTCCTTAAAATAAAACCTCATACAAACTTACAGCTAGGCGATAGTAAGATTGCACATAGAGTAGGTAATGCGGTAATTTCTAAGTATAAATTAAATGCTAAATCACCCATTGGTATCTATAACAGAATCGCAAAAGGCATCTATGCCTAAACCAATCTACAAAATTCCTTCTATGGTAGAAATAGAAGCAACACCGTGGAATGGTTTTAAAGTTGCTTCAACATTCTCTGGTTGTGGTGGTTCTTGTCTTGGTTATCGTATTGCTGGTTATAAAGTAATTTATGCAAACGAATTTATAGAATCCGCAAGACAAACTTACAAAGCTAACCACCCAAACAGTTTTCTTGATCCTAGAGACATAAGAAAAATTACAGCAGACGATATTCTTGAAAAGATTAACCTCCAAAAAGGTGAGCTAGATTTGTTTGATGGATCTCCACCTTGTGCTGCTTTTTCTATCGGTGGTAAACGTGAGGCTGGTTGGGGTAAAGAAAAAAAATACAGCGAAACAACGCAAAGGGTAGATGATTTATTCTTTGAATATGCTCGTATTCTTAATGAACTACAACCTAAAGTATTTGTAGCAGAAAATGTTGCTGGCCTTGTTCAAGGTACAGCAAAAGGTTACTTTAAACGCATTATTACTAAACTCAAAGACTGTGGTTATAACGTAAAATGTAAAGTACTTGATGCTCAATGGCTTGGTGTGCCACAGATGCGTAAGAGAACAATCTTTGTAGGAGTTAGAAACGATTTAAATATAGAACCAGCACACCCTAAGCCTATGCCATATCAATATTCAGTTGGTGAAGCTTTAATTGGTGTAGAAAAATCTGATGATTATAAGAAAATTGATCCGAGTACAGAAACATATCGCCTTTGGAAACTTACAAAGCCCGGTGACCAATTTTATAAAGCTGCATTAAAACTTACTGGACAAAATAAATTCTTTTCTCATGTAAAGCAATCGCCATTTCGTGTTGCCAATACTGTTGTACAAGGAACCATGGATAAATACCATTGGTCAGAACCTCGTTTGTTTACTATTCAAGAACTAAAACGAATCAGCAGTTTTCCTGACGATTTTATTTTGCATGGTAATCTGTACCAAAAATGGGAAAGAGTCGGTAGGGCTGTACCACCACTTATGATGGCCAAAGTTGCAGAAACTATTGCCAAAGAAATATTAGAAAAATGTTGAAAACAAAATTTCCTACAAATCCTTACGTTGGTATGATTTTTTATTGTGTATATAGCAAAAAAACTTATGAATTTCTGGAAGATTTTAATGGCCATGATAAATGGTATGACATAACTAATGAAAAACTAAACCCACTTTCTGATTTGTTTTAAATGGATATACCAACAAACTGGTCTTTTGAAACCTCTGGTGTTGCTCAAGGTTTTGATCGTCATGTAAGAGAACAACTGCCTTGGTATGACCTCGCAACAAATGCGATTCTTCATGTAGCCAGACATTACATACCAGAAAATGGCCTTGTTTATGATTTTGGTGCATCTACTGGAAATATTGGTAGAGCATTAGCACCAATACTTAAAAAAAGAAATGCACACTTAATTGGTATAGAACCAAGTCAAGAAATGATAAAACTGTACAAAGCTCCGGGCGAAATAATATGCAGCAAAGCAGAAACATTTATAGCAAAAGATTTTGATTTATCTGTTTTATTTTTATGTTTAATGTTTATTCCACCAGCCAAAAGATTTAATCTTATGCTAAGACTAAGAGAGAAATGTAAACCCGGAGGGGCAATCATTGTCTTTGACAAGTTAGAACCAATTGGTGGCTACGCTTCAACTGTTTTCTACCGTCTTACACTTGCTGGTAAAACCGCATCTGGAACTTCTGCTGATGAAATTATTGAAAAAGAATTATCATTGTCAGGTGTACAAAGACCAATTACAGAAGATCAACTTGCTGGCGAATTTATTAACTGGTTCAGATTTGGCGATTTCTCAGGATACCTAATAGAAAAACCAGCATAATGGCAGCATCATTAACAACTCAAGCAGAAACAGAAATGCGTATTGCAAGATGCGCAAGGATAATTGCTAATGGAGGTAGAAGGTCTGATTGTATTCAATACGCTTCAACAAACTGGGGGGTAACTAAACGAACTGTTGATAATTATTTAAAAGAAGCAAGGGTACAACTTAGGGCAGATTGGGATATAGAAAGGCCACAGATGATTGCTGATTTATTAAGTCAGTGCAGTACTTTACAAATGGAAGCAAGAAGAAATGGACAACTAAATATTGCTCTTGGTGCGATTAATACAGCAGCAAAATTAGCTGATCTTTGTTCATGAGTATTCTTGAAACAGTTAAAAAAGGCCATGTATTATTTGGCGATGGTCTATTTGATATACCTACTGCAAAGGCAGTCCAAGATAGAATTACCTCTAATTTATTACCGCATCAAGAAAAGTTTTGCGCAGATACAGAGCATAGAAAGTTAGCACTTGTTTGTGGTTTTGGTGCTGGTAAAACATATGCACTTGTAAGTAAATCTGTATTGTTAGCTTCAATGAATGTTGGTCATATTTCAGCAATTTTTGAACCAACTGCACCAATGCTTCGAGATATTCTTATGAGAACTATGAATGATTTATTAGATGAATGGCAAATACCATATACATTTAGAGCTAGTCCATTGCCAGAGTACCAACTGCAATTTAAGGAAGGTGTACATACGATCTTGTTAAGGACAATTCTTACTTACCAAAGATTGCGTGGTCAAAACTTATGTGCTGTTGGTTTTGATGAAGCAGATACTGTTGCAAAGCGGGATGCCGAACAAGCAATGAACATGGCACTTGCTAGACTGCGCTCAGGTAATGTACAGCAGTTTTATGCAACTACTACACCAGAAGGTCATTCATGGGCGTTTGATACCTTCGAAAAAAACGCCAAAGAGGACACTCGGTTAATAAAAGCAAGAACAGCAGATAACCCTTATCTTCCAGACGGATTTATTGATTCATTACTTGAAAACTACCCACCACAGCTAATACAAGCATACTTAAACGGTAACTTCTGCAATTTAACTACCGGTCAAGTATATGACAAATTTAATCGCAATACCCATGTATTACAGAATGATCCTTATGTAGATGATAATGAACCATTAAGGATTGGAATTGACTTTAACATTGGCAATATGAATGCAGTAATAGGTGTGGCAGTTGGTAATAAATTTATGGTTATAGATGAAATCGCCAAGAGTCACGACACAGATACCATTGCTAAAGAAATTAAAGCAAGGTACCCTTTCAACAAAATCTATGTATATCCTGATGCGTCAGGTGGCAACAGAAGTACAAATGCTTCAAAGACCGACATCCAAATATTAGAAAGTTATGGCTTTGTTAATCAGTCTGCATTATCTAATCCCCCTGTAAGAGATAGAGTTAATTCTGTTCAAGGTTTATTATTAAATGGTAAAAGTGAAACTAGGTTAATGATTTCAAAGAAAGCAATAAAATTAATTGAATGTTTAGAATTACAAAGTTATAACGAAAGAGGTGAACCAGACAAAGATGCAGGGTACGATCATATGAATGATGCCCTTGGTTACATTACTTGGCGATTGTTCAATCCCTTACATATGTCCGCTGGTCGCAAAACTGGTATTAGGCTTTATTAAGATTATTGTCTAAACTATAAACAAACTATGGAGTCAAAAAGTGTACTCAGGATATAGCCATTACAACAGACAGACAGCAACAAGTGGTACTGAGATAAATGACCCTAATAGTAACTGGTATCAGCAAGAACCCCATTGGATGTTGATTGAAGATTTGTTGGGTGGTACATATCAGATGAGGGCAAAACATAGAAAATATTTGGGACAAGAGCCGCGAGAATTAGATGAGAGTTATGACAATAGATTAGCTCGTTCTGTTTGTCCTCCTTACTTTTTAAGATTAGAAAGAATGTTGGCTGGTATGTTAACTCGTAAACCAGTAAGGCTTAGTGATACGGCAGACAATATAAGAGAGATGTTATTTGATGTGGACTTGCAGGGAAATGATCTTAATGTTTGGACTTATGAGACTGCTCGCAAGATGATTCGTTATGGTCATATTGGAGTATTGGTAGATGCTCCAGCAACTGGAAATAGTGGTAGACCATATTGGGTAACATATACACCAAGAGATATTCTGGGTTGGCGAACAGAAATGGTAGATGGTTCTTTACAATTTACTCAGTTAAGACTTCTTGAAAAGGTATCAGAACCAGATGGTCTTTATGGAGAAAAGATTGTTGAGCAAGTAAGGTTATTAACTCCGGGCAATTTTGAAATACACAGAAAAGCTAAGACAGGAAAGTTCGTAAAAGTAGATGAAGGCACTATGCCTTTAAATAAAATCCCTTTTTCTGTTGCTTATTCAAACAGAGTGAATCTTTTAGAATCAAGACCACCAATGGCTGATATAGCAGAATTAAATTTAAAAGCTTATCAGATACAATCTGATCTTGATAACCAATTACATATATCAGCAGTACCAATGCTTGCTTTTTATGGTTTTCCACAAAATGCTGAAGAGGTTAGTGCTGGCCCCGGAGAGGCTATTGCATTTCCAGCAGATGGTCGAGCAGAATATATAGAACCAGATGGTAAAAGTTATGATGCTCAGTTCAGAAGATTAGACAGATTAGAAAGCCAGATAAATGAATTAGGACTTGCTGCAGTACTTGGACAAAAGTTATCAGCAGAAACAGCAGAGGCAAAACGTATTGATAGATCACAAGGCGATTCAACAATGATGGTAGTAGCCCAACAGATGCAAGATATGATTGATAACTGTCTTATGTTTCATGGCCAGTACCTAAACTCAGAGGCTGGTAGTTGTTTTGTAAACAGAGACTTCCTCTCACAAAGATTAGAACCACAAGAAATACAAGCATTACTTACTTTGTACACTTCTGGATCTATTACTCAGAAAACATTACTTGACCAACTTACTGAGGGCGAGGTTCTTGGAGATGAGTTTGATGTTGAGGAAGAATTAGAAGCAACACAAAATGGTGGTCTTATTGAAATGGCGCAACCAAAAGAAGAAGCAGAACCACAAGAACCAGAGGAAAGTTCAGAGCCAGAACAAAATGCTGCTTAATCAATGTCAACACCAGAAACTTTTTACAGAGAGGCGATTGACTTAAACCGCTACAGCAACCAAGTTGCTCGTAGAATTATTACGAATTACAACAATGTAATTTTAGATTTAACGAATAAATTAGCAACTATTGATGAAGTAACAGCACCAGCAACAGTAGCAAGAATAAGGGCTATGTTGGTACAAATGAAAGAAAGTTTGGAAACTTGGTCTACAAGTAGTTCTGCTTTGATGGTTGATGAACTACAAAGTTTAGCTGTATTTCAATCTGGTTTTATTGCTGATGAATTACAAAAAGTTTTACCAGTAGGTGCTGTTGGTGTTAATACAGTACAAGTCTCACCAGACTTTGCAAGAAGTATTGTTATGACTGATCCAACAGAAGTAAATATATTAACCCTACCAAATAATTTAGAATCAACTGTCCAAAGAACATTTAACCTTACTGCTGCTAAAGGTTCTGCTATTACATTACCTAGTGGCGAAGTTGTATCAAAAGCATTTCGTGGTATTTCTAAAAAACAGACAGAACTAATATCAAGTCAGATTCGTATTGGTATTACAGAAGGCGAATCTATACCAAAGATTGCAAAAAGATTAAGAGGTCGTTTGCAGTTTGGTCGTAATCAAGAGATGACTGCCAAGGCACAGAGATTAGCTGCTGGCGATGGAATGAAACTAGCTAACACGCAAGTTATGACTATTGTTAGAACTTCTGTTAACCAAGTACAAAATGCGGTAAGTCAAGCTTCATATGCTTCTAATGGAAATGTTACTCAAAGGTATGAATATGTTGCAACTTTAGATGCAAGAACAAGTACCATCTGTGGAAACTTAGATGGTAGAACATTTAAATATAACGAAGGACCATTACCACCACAGCATTTTAATTGTAGATCAACCACTGTTCCTATTATTGATGATGATGATTTAAGACGAAAGTTCCCTGATACTAGACCGAGTGCAACTGGTAGAGTTCCGCAAAATACTAATTATGCAACGTGGTTAAAAGATAATCCTTCGATACAAGAGAAAGCATTAGGAAATAAAAAAAAGTTTTTTAATTATCTAATTGATAAAAAAAGAAAGAGTCCGAGAGAGGCTTTGCGGTTAATTATTAAAGATGACGGTACAGAGCTAAGTTTAAAAAAACTAATTGAAAAATACCCTAAGGCATAAAAACAGTTATTATTAATGTAGTTGCTTTAAAACTATGCCCATGGGAAAAGGAACTTATGGTTCCAAAGTAGGCAGACCGCCTAAAAAGAAAAAGAAAGTAAAAAAAGGTGGTAAAAAGTAATGGCGAAAACATTAGCAGAAAAATTGTCTGAAGCAAAACAGGCAGCCCAAACTTGTAAACCTAAGAAAAATGCCAAAGCTAAGAAAGGTTCCTAAAGATAAAAAAACAGGTATTCCAAAAAAATACTTGTCGGGTTCAAAGAATAGATCGGCAAAGGCCGCTGAAATAAAAAGAACAGCAGCACTTTATAAAAAAGGTGCATTTATTGATATAAAAGCTGTACAAAAATCAAGGGTTGCTCAAGATGTCACAAAAAAGCAGAAGAAAACCACTAAGCGCCGCAACAAAAAATAGCCTTAAAAAAAAGGCTGAAGGCACTAAGTTTAAATATGGTGAACTTGCAAAAGTTTACAGAAAAGGACAAGGTGCTTATTTGTCTGGTGGATCTAGAAATGTACCAATGGCTGCTTGGGCTATGGGCAGAGTTAATAGTTATATGAGAGGAGATAAAGCAAGAACAGTTGATATGGCTATTTATAGGAGTTATAGAAAATAATGGCTATTGAAAGAGGTGGACATACATTTGTTGGTGTTGATAAACCAATTAGAACACCAAATCATAAGAGTGGTAAGAGCCATGCTGTTGTTATTAAACAAGGAGATGGATTTAAATTAATACGTTTTGGTATGCAGGGCGCACAAACTAAAAAGCCAAGAAAAGGCGAGTCAGATGCAGATAAAGCAAAAAGAAGATCCTTTAAGGCTAGACACGCAAAAAATATTGCAAAAGGTAAAACAAGTGCAGCTTTTTGGGCGAATAAAGTCAAATGGTCATAATTTTGATATATTAAATAAAAAAAAGGCTACGCTTTATTTATGTCAGAAGAAAACGAAACAGTGGCTACGCCACCTGTTAACCCTAACGAACTTGAACAGTTAAAAGAATCAGTCAAAAAGTTAGAGCAAAAAAACTACGAACTTATAGGTAAGTTAAAAAATCAAAAAGAAGAAAAGGTTGTACCAGAAGATTATGATGCTTTGTTAGCATTTAAACAAAAAGTAGATCAAGAAAAATTAGAAAGTGAAGGGAAGTACACAGAAGCTACACAAGCACTTGAACAACAGTACCGAGATCGTTCTGCTGAAGATAAAAAAAGAATAGAAACCTTAGAAGCAAGAAACAAAGAACTGGAATTGATAACACCAGCAATACAAGCTTTGTCTGAAATAACACACGATCCAGAGTTGGTATTAAATAATTTAGTACCTAAAGACCAAATACAAATTAAAGATGGTCAGCCTGTTGTGGTAGATGGGTATGAACAATTACCAGTAGCAGAATATGTAAAAAATAAATTAGAAAAAGAAAAGCCTTACTTGTTAAAAAACAAACCGATAAGTGGTGGAGGTGCTCCTATTTCTAGACCATCTTCAACAAGTTTTTCTGAAGATATGATAAAACCTTTCCTTAGAGAAACAGAAAATTTAGGAGAACAAGGACGCATTTATAAAGTTCATGGCAAAGAAACATGGCAAAAGTTGAGAGATATAGCCAAAACACGCTAGTATAGAACAAAGGCAAAGCTACGCAGAGCCATATAGGGTTACGCCCACACCGTTAAATTTTAAATTTGTGGACTTATGGCAGTTCTAAGGAGTGATATTATCATCCCTGAGATATTTACGCCTTATGTCATAGAGCAAACTACTGCACGAGATTCTTTTCTCGCAAGCGGTGTGGTTGCACCTATGGCTGAGCTAAATGCAACAGAGGGTGGTGATTTCGTAAACGTACCTTTTTTCTCAGCTAACTTAAGCGGAGACTTTGAGGTTTTATCTGATTCATCTTCATTAACACCCGGTAAAATTTCTACTGACAAACAAGTTGGAGTTATTTTACATCGTGGTCGTGCATTTGAATCTAGAGATTTGGCAGCATTAGCAGCAGGGTCAGACCCAATGGCTGCAATCGGTCAAAAGATTGGTGCTTATATAGCAAACCAAAGACAAAAAGATTTACTTTCTTGTCTTGATGGTGTTTTCGGTTCTGTTAATACAACAGATTCCAACGCAGCATTTTTTGGTTTAACAATAGATGGTGGATCTGGTGATACTCCAACTGTTCTTTCTCCAAGACACGTTGCAAAAGCAAAAGCTATTCTTGGCGATCAAGGCGACAAGCTAACTGCTGTTTGTATGCACAGTAAGGTTTACTACGATCTCGTTGAGAGAAAAATGGTTGACTATGTTCTTGCATCTGATGGTAACGGAGGTTCTGCTACTGCTTCTGGTGGTACTATTGCCCCTGCTTATGGCGCTGGAAACGATACTGTTCCTACATATTGTGGTTTAAGAGTTATTGTTTCTGATGATGTTTCTACTGTTGGTAGTGGTTCATCTACAGAGTACAGTACATACTTCTTTACTCAAGGCGCAGTTGCTAGTGGAGAGCAAGCTGGTTTAACAACAGAGACAGACAGAGACATTTTGGCTAAATCTGATGCTATGGCTATTGACCTTCATTATTGCTACCACCCAGTTGGTTCAAAGTGGGCAACAACAGATGTAAACCCAACTAGAGCAGAGTTGGCAACAGTAGGCAAATGGTCGAAAGTCTACGAGACAAAAAACATTGGTATAGTTAGGGCAACTAACGTATCAACACAAGACTAAAGGTAACTAAATTATGCCATCAGTTTTTGAAGCTACTGCGGGAACGGCTCTTGGAGTTAGTTCAGATCAAACAGGATCAGTTACGCAGGCAACAAGTAAAGCTACAGGTGTCACTTTAAGTAAAGTGGCTGGTGTTATAACAATGGATGACGCGGCTCTTGCAGCAGCGGCTGAAGTATCTTTTGCAGTTACAAACACAAAATGTACTGCAAGTGATGTTGTTATTGTTAATCACGCAAGTGGTGGAACAGCAGGCGCATATTTAGTGCAAGCTAATACTATTGCTGCTGGATCTTTTGCAATCACAGTTACTAACGTATCTGGCGGTTCATTAGGCGAAGCAATCGTACTTAACTACCAAATCCTTAAGGCTGGTTAATGGGGTTATTTGCTTTTAAGCGAAAAAAAGAACAAGAAGCTGCCAAAGCGGTGGCTTCTGTTCAACCCAAAACAAAACGCAAACGAAAACCTAAGTTAAAAAATGGCGATAACAATAACAGCGACAGTAGGTAGTGCTTCAGCTAATAGTTATGTCACTTTAGATGCGGCTAATTCTATTGTTGAAGGTTTAATACTTGATGATGATGTTTCTGCGTGGGATGGTTCTAGTAATGATAATAAAAACAGAGCTTTATTTACTGCTGCAGTTAGAGTTGACCGAGAAAGATTTTTAGGAGCAAGGGTTACTAATACACAAGCATTACAATGGCCTCGCCAAGGTGTACGAAAACCAGATACATATATCAATACTTATTCTGTTGGCTTTCCTTTTCGTATATCAACAGATTATTTTTCTGAAACAGAGATACCAGAACAAGTTAAAAAAGCACAAGTTATATTAGCTGTTTACTTGAATAACAATCGAGATGGGTTAGGATTATCAGGACTTGAAGATTACAAAAAGGTAAAACTTGGTAGTCTTGATGTAGAGCCTAATTTTTATGGTGCTGTTGGTGCTGATAGAGTACCACCACTATTTGAACGGTACTTTACTGGTCTACGAATAAGTGGACCCGGCAATGTCGCTATTAAAAGGAGTTAACTAAATGGGAAACTACAACTACCCAGCCGCAATTATTATCACAGACACAAATGCACATACTGGAAGGTTTGGTAAGATTCATTGTCTTGCTGCCGCAGAAGTGACTCTTGTATCTGAAGTAATTACAGAGAATGGTTCATCAACTGTTAATGGTATTACTATGGGTGTGGCATCAGAGATTGAAGGTATCATTACAAGTATTACTTTGGCCAGCGGTCAAGTCATTGCATATCTTGTCTAATGGGACTTGCATCATCATTAAAAAAAGTGGCCTCTAAAAGCTTAGTAAAGCTTGGAGGTAGTGTAACTATAAGACAAGTTACTAACGGCTCCTACGATACCGCTACTGGTGCAGTGAGTGAAAGTAATAGTGATACTGTAGTAAAAGGTTTATTAGAAAATATAAATAATACTGAAGTAAATGATTTAATACAGGCAGAAGATAAAAAACTAACAATATCTGCTGGTGACATTACATTTGTACCAACACCCAAAGATAAAGTTGTAGTTGCTTCTGTTGTTTTTAAAATTATTACTGTGGTAACAAATCAACAAAATAATATACCGATAACTTTTGAATTATTCTTGAGGGCATAATGGCTAGAGAAATAAGGATTAATCGTATTGTTGATGACAAATTCAAAAAAGAAATTGTTGACGCTGTAGAAAGAGCAACCTTATCTTGGAAAGAAAAAGTAATAAAAGCAACTCCAGTAGTTACAAACAACTTGCGAGGTTCTTGGGATCATAAGATAGAGCCTTTTGTTGGTACTGTTTTTACAAATGTAGAATATGCAGAACCAGTTGCTTACGGTACAAGCTTGCCACCAAGTTGGGGTGGACAGTTTAGAACAGGCGAAGGGCAGACTACAATTAAAGGTTATCCAGAACTAATAGGCAAACAAATAGCTACAGACATACAAAATAGATTTAATATATAACTATGGCAGCAGTAAATTTAAATACAGTCAGACAAACGATAGAAGCAAGACTTGCTACAGAACTTGCGAACAGTCCAGCTATACCTGTTGTTTTTAATAATATGCCATTTGATTCTTCTGCTCAAGACTCTTTTGTTCAATGTTCTACAAGTTTTGGGTCAGGCAGTTATCTGACCATGGGAGGGTCTGCTAACTCTACTAATAGTGTTGTTGGTTTGGTTCTCTTAAATATATTTACAGCAGAAGGTATAGGTGCTGGAGCAAACTTTACAATTGGCAAAAGGCTCCGAGACCTTTACAATAATATTACAGTTTCAAATGTCATCTTTGATCCACCTGTTGGTCCTGAGGTATTTTCACAAAGTACTGAGGGGAAATTCCAAACACAAATCAGAATTACTTTTGAAATATATGAGGATCTTTAAATGGAACTAACAGAAGAACAACTTGACGCAGTAGAAGCTGTAAAAGGCAGAAGAGATGCTGCCTATTGGGATCCAAAATGCCGTAAGTATTATGCCGAACAACAAAATTTAAAAAAAAATGTAAATAACACCAAAAAGGGTTAATATATTATTTAATAGTTCTTTTTTTTGTTATGGCTGTAAAAGGTGATGTAGGCAAACTAATGTTTGAAAACGCTGGTGGTACAGAAGCTGATATTGGTGAGCTACGGTCTTGGTCCTTATCTGTTTCTAAAGATACACAAGAAACAACCGCAATGGGGGCAACTTCAAAGACTTTTGTTGGTGGTTTAATAAGTGGTGAAGGTTCAGCAGAACTTTTGTATGATGCTAGTGGCAACTCAGACTACCAAGCTTTTATTGATGATGTATTTACAACAGGTGATGCTGGTGACGCATTGTTTGAATTATTTCCAGATAGCGGAACAGCCTCTAAAAAAATAGGCTTTGCAGGAATAATTACAGGTGCTGAGTATGGTGCAACGCTTGGAGAGATTCAAGTTGTGAACATCTCATTCATAACAAACGGTGCCATTACTTCAGCTATATAGTACATTAGGTTAACTTACCTAATTTTTTATGGCAACAAAAAGAAACGTAGACCTCATTACTGAAGCTTTTAGTGATGTGATGACTGCTAGAAGGAAATATGAACTAAAAAATCCTAATGGCGAAATACTAAAAGAAATATTTTTTCCACCACTTACCAGATTTGATAGAAAGCAAGCCCAAGCTGCTGCTGGTACAGATGACGCTTTAACAATATCTACTAGGCTTCTTTGTCAACTTGCAGAGAATGAAGATGGTACAAAAGCGTTTGCTTCTGCTGATGCTGAAAACTTACAGCGATTTTTACCAGAAAGCGTTCTAAATGAACTTGAGTTATTTATGATGGATATTCAAGTCGATATTAATACAGCAAAAAACGAATAAGGCGAGATAATTGGATAAATTTTGAATTTTTTCTCGCAACAGAACTTGGAAAATCAGTGCAAGAATTAAGAAAATCAATGACGGAAGAAGAGTTAATACATTGGGCGGCTTACTATGAAGTTAAAAATGAAAGACAAAAACAAGAAATGAATCGTCAAAAGGCAAAATCAAGGTAGAATATAATAAAGGTTATTTGTATTTGTGGCACAATCGACAGTTAAATTAATAGTTGATGCTCAAAATGCAATAAGACCATTGCAGCGTGTAAATGAACAGACCAAAGCTTTAAGCAGTAGTACAGATAAATTAAAAGGCAGATTAGATAAAAGTAGTAGATCACTAAAAGATACTGGAAAGTCAGCGAAACAAGCTTCAACAGGAGTTAAAACACTTACAGGAGCTTTAGGCCCACTTTTAAAAGCATTAGCTGTTGCTGCCACAGCAAGATTTATTTTTGTCAAAACTGCTGAACTTCAAACACAAAGAACTGCATTAACACAATTAACTGGTGATGTTGAAGATGCAAATAAAATAATAAAAGAATTACAGGCTTTTGGTAATGTAACTCCGTTTACAAGCAGTGAATTGATAGAGCAATCAAAGCGTTTAAAAGCTTTTGGTTTTGAAACTGAAAATTTAGTTGATACCGTAAAAAGATTATCAGATGTTGCTGGTGCTACAGGAGCAGATTTAAGTGGGATCTCAACAGCATTTGGTCAGATATTAGCCAAAGGCAAATTACAAAGAGAAGAAGAATTGCAGTTATTGGAAAGAGGAGTTGATATTACAAGTGAATTAAAACGAATCACAAAATTACAAGGTGACGAGTTTGATTCTGCTATGAGAAAAGGCAAGATAGGTGCTGATCTTGTTAATCAAGCACTAATAAATCTAACAAGTGAAGGTGGTGTATTTTTTGGTGGTGCTACTGCACAATCAAAAACTTTAAATGGACAAGTTTCAACTTTACAGGACAATATAGAAACGCTTGCAAGAATTATTGGTGAGCAATTAGAGCCTGCCTTAATGAGTAGTCTGAAAACTGCAAATAAATTATTGGGTTCAATAAATAGATTATTTTCAAGCGAATTTCAAAGACAAATATCTGGCTTTAGAGCAAATTTACTTGTTCCAAGCGGTACTTTAAGTGATTTAAAAAAGATAGAAGATTTTACTAAAAATATTCAACCACTTGGTTTGGATGTTAGTGCCTTAGATTTAAGAATAGATCAGTTAAGAGGTACAAAAAATCAAATAGATACTGTTATGAATCAAATAGGTGGAAGAGTTAGCGTTAAAGAAATTAATCAATCATTAAGTACACAAAAAACACTGACAAAAAAAATAAATGAATTACTTGATAGAAAAAATCTTTTACTTAAAGGTGGCAATAATACTAATAAAGATAACAAAAATACCCAAGAAGAAACTGTAACAATAATTGAAAAGCAAATAACTGCAACAGATTTATTTAACGGCAAATTAGGAGAATCAAGTTTTCTTGTTAATGGCATAAAAAGTGAAGCCGATCAACTAAAAGAAAAGTTTATGGAGATTGGTCAAGGGATAGAGCAAGGCATAGTTTCTAACTTAACTGATGCGGTTATGGGAACAAAAACATTAGCTCAAGCTGCTATTGGTGTATTAAATGATTTAAAAAGAAAGCTTGTTGAAGTTGCAATGCAACGTGCAGTGTCTGGTATTGGAAATAGTATTGGTGGTTTCTTAGGTGGTATTTTTGGAGGTGGTAAAGGTGGTGGAGGCGGTCTTGTTGGTAATAAAGCTTCAAGTTTTTTAGATGGTGTTGCTAATCCTTTCAAAAGGGAAAGAGGCGGCCCAGTAACTGCTGGTGGTACATTTTTAGTGGGTGAGAAAGGCCCAGAAATCTTACAAATGGGTTCAAGAGGTGGCAATATTATTCCAAACAGCGCAATGGGTGGTGGTGGTGTTACAAATGTAGTTACTGTGAATGTTGATGCAAATTCAAGTAATGTATCTGGTAATAATGCAGATGCAAACCAATTAGGAAATCAAATCGCTATTGCTATACAATCTGAACTAATAAAACAAAAACGTGCTGGAGGTTTACTTGCATAATGGCTACTTTTCCAAGCATCACTCCACAATATTCGACACAAGAAACTGTAAATCAAGAAAATATAGTTGTAAAACTAGGTGACGGCTATCAACAACGATTTGTTCAAGGACTGCCAGCAAATAAAAGATTAATTACTTTAAATTTAACTTTTAATGTATCGACAACAGACGCAACAACTATTGATACTTTTTTAGATGCAAGATTTGACGATCAGGCAAACTTTGATTTTACACCGCCACATCATTCTTCTGCTTTAAAATTTGTTTGTACAAGAAGAAGTCGAACTGCAATTTTAGATAATAGAGTAGTGATGAATTTAACCTTTGAAGAAGTAGCAGAACCATAATGGCAATACCAGTTTCTGAATTACAAAAGCTGAATCCTAGTTCAAGAATAGAACTTTTTGTAATGGAACTTGTAGAGGGTTTGCATTATGCCACAGGAAACCCATCTAGTGTTCCTACAACATATAGATTTCATGCTGGCTCTAGTATGAACTCAAATGCAGAAATAGTTTGGCAAGGTAATTCTTATCAAAGATTTCCTATCACTTTTGAAGGTGCTGAGTTCACTGGGAGAGGTCAGGTTCCAAGACCGACTTTAACTGTTGCAAATTTAGGAGGTATAACTAGAAGTGGGATAGTTATTACTGTCACTGATTTGATGATAATTGTTAATTTAACAACACCTCATAATGATTTGGTAGATGCAAAAATAACACGCATAACAACGCTTGCGAGTGAACTTGATGCCGCTAATTTTCCTAGTAGTAGCAATCCATTTGGAACACCTTCAGCTAATGAATTACCGCAAGAAATATTTTTTATTGATAGAAAAACTACAGAATCAAGAGAGATAGTTCAATTTGAGCTTGTAGGAGCATTAGATCAGGCAAATAAAAAACTACCAGCTAGACAAGTAACCAGAAATGAATTTGCCGGTGTAGGTACATTTATAAATTAATAATGAGTTATTTATGGAAACAAGATGCAATAAAACACGCACAGCAATGTGACCCAGAAGAATCATGTGGAATTGTTGGAATAAAAAATGAACAAGAAAAATATTATCCTTGTAAAAATATATCAAATGAATTTAAGGCAGAATCTTTTGTAATTGACCCTTTGGATTATGCAGATGTTGAAGATTCTGTTGATGAGATTATTGGTATTGTTCATAGTCACCCTCAAGATATTTTAGAGTTTTCAGAATCTGATAAATATAGTTGTAAATCAATAGATTTAACTTTTTATCTTGTTTCACCGAAATCGGATAAAATAGGAGTAATCAGACCTGATGAAATAGATGCTTAAAAAAATAAAAGTTTACGGCACTTTAAGAAAATTTTTAGGTCAAGCTGAATTTGAAGTTGATCTTAATACACCTAGAGAGGCGATAAGTTTTTTAGTTTGTAATTTTAAAGGTATTGAGAAACATATGGCAGAACAGTTTTACACAATACAAGTTGGAGCAAAAGTTATAACAGAAGATTTATTAAATTTCAATACACAAGAAGATATAAAAATTATTCCTGTTGTTCATGGTAATTTTTTTACAATTTTATTAGGTATTGGTTCATTATTAGGATCATCAGCCTTACCAACAAAACTTTTAGGAAGTAAACTTTTGTCAACTCTTGCTGGTAGTGCTTTATCAGCTATTGGTTCAAGTATGGTTATTGATGGTGTGACAAGTATGCTGACACCACAACAGAATACTTCTTCAGCAGTATCTGGACAGGATAGTTTAGACCCTTCAGCTTTGGCTTCAAACTATTCTTTTACAGGGCTAACAAATATAAGTAATGCTGGTGTTCCAGTTAATTTAGTATACGGTGAAATTTTGGTTGGATCTATTGTGGTTTCTAATGGTGTTGATACTGTGCAAGTGGAGGGTAACAACTAATGGCTATTCAAGAGTTTGACCAAACCACTACTTTTAATAATCCCGATTTACCTAGCGGTGCATTATCTTCTAAGCAATTTAATACAATCGTGGAATTGCTAGGGGAGGGAGAACTAGAGGGCAGTGCAACAGCATCAAAAGCTGGCATCACAGATAAAACATCAACTGCATACTTCAACGCATTTAAAAAAGATATATTTTTAAATCAGACTCAAGTTTTACAAGAAGCTGCAAGTAATACAGCACCAACTGATAGTGATTTTAATTTTAAAGATGTAGGCTTTGATTTTAGATTAGGAACTTCAAGTCAGACATTTATTGATGGAATATCGAATATTGAAACAGAAACTGTTATTGGTACAACTGTAACCACCTCAAGCCCTGTAACTCATACAGTAAGTTCAAGTGATATTAATGCCGTTCGAGTAACCCTTAGATTTCCTTCAATGCAAAAGTTTGAAGATGATGGTGATATAAATGGAGTAGAAGTTAATTTATTAATTAAAACAATAGAAAATGATGGTACAACAACCACAGTAATTGATGACACAGTAAAAGGAAGATCAACTAACGCATATTTCAGGGATTATATAGTCAAACTAAAATCAACAACATCTTTTCCTGTTGCGATAAGAGTTGAAAGGGTTACAGCAGATAGTACAGATGCAACTTTGGTAAATGCTTTTCAGTTTAATCAAGCAACAAATATAATTTTTGAACAGAACGCTTATGCTAATACTGCCCATGTCGCATTAAGGTTTAATGCTGAACAGTTCCCAAGAATACCAAAAAGAGCTTATAGAATTAGAGGCCGCAAGATTAAGATTCCGCACAATGCCACTGTTGATTTGCAAACTGGCGCAATATCTTATTCTGGTACTTTTAACGGAACTTTCAAAACAGATAAGGCTTGGACAACAGATCCAGCTTGGATTTTATATGACTTGCTTATAGACACAAGGGCGGGCTGTGGTATTGCTGAAGCAAATCTAGATAAATTTAGTTTTAAAACCGTTAGTGAATATTGTGGAGCATCTGTTGATGCTGGAAATGGTGATGGATCTACAGAGCCAAGGTTCAGTTGCAATGTGAACATCACGCAGCAACGAGAGGCATATTCATTAATTAATTCACTTTGTTCTGTGATGAGAGTGATGCCTTTTTATTCTGCGGGTGGAATCGCGATATCTCAGGATTCACCAAAAACGGCAAGTTATATTTTTACAAATGCAAACGTTACGGAACCTGGATTTCTATATGCAGGCTCAAGTTTAAAAACAAGACATACAGTAATTAATGTTAGTTATTTCGATATGACAACTCAAGAAATTGATGTTGAAACTGTTGAAGCTGATTCTGCCACTCAAACAAAATATGGGATTGTTACAAAAAATATAAAAGCATTTGCTACAACAAGCCGTAATCAGGCGAGGAGATTAGGAAGATGGTTTTTATATAATGAACAAAACTCTGGTGAAACTTGTTCTTTTGCTACAACTGCGGCTGCTGGTGTATTAGTACGCTGCGGTGATGTAATAGAAATATCTGACAGACTGAAAGCTGGTGTAAGGCGAGGAGGATTGCTTAAGAGTGTTACCAGTACAACAGTTGTTGTTTTAGATGATTCTGATAGCACAGATATTCCTAGTCTTGGTGATAGTCCAACAATATCAATTATTTTACCTGATGGGTCATTAGAAGAAAAAACAATAAGTGGTATTTCTGGTACAACAATTACTGTTTCTTCTGCCTTCAGTACAGCACCAAATGAACACGCCCCATTTATTTTAGAAACTTCCAATTTAACTACGTCAACTTGGAGGGTTATCAGCGTAAAAGAAAATGAAGATAAAACTTTTGCAATTACAGCCTTATTACATGACGCTGGAAAATATGCTTTTGTTGAAGACGGAACAGCTTTACCTACAAGAAAGATATCAATCCTTACAACAGTTTTAAACAAGCCAGAAGGTTTACAAGTTAGTGAAAAAATTGTAACCATAAACAATAAAGCAATATCAAAGTTAATTCTTGACTGGCAAACACAGTCAGGTGCAAGTAAATATGAAGTTCAATACAGATTTGCTAATGGTGATTTTAAAAAGATAGAAACTCTTTCAAGTGATGCTGAAATATTTAACAGTGATGCTGGAATATATGAAATAAGAGTATTTAGTTTTAATGGATTAGGGCAACCTTCTAGACAACCAGCGGAATTAACATTTACTGCTGTAGGTAAAACAGCCCCACCCCCTGATATTACAAATCTTACATATGAACCTATATCAGATAAAGAAATAAGACTTAGATGGGACGCTGTAGACGCTGCGGACGTAAGAGCAGGGGGAAGAATCCACGTTAGGCATTCACCTAAGACAGACGGTAGCGGTACATTTTCAGATGCAACAGACCTAGTTTTTGCATTGAGTGGTGCTTCTACAGAAAAAGTTGTTCCCTTATTAGAAGGAGAATATATCCTTAAAGCACAGGACGATGGTGATAGATTCAGCACAGGAGAAACATCACTTGTAATAGATTTACCAGATGCACAACCAAAATTATTAGTACAAACCAGAAGAGAAGATCAAGATGATCCAAAATTTCAAGGTACAAAAACTAATGTTGGATTTGATTCTGGTACGGCTTCGATAAGTTTGGCTGGTACAGGTAATTTTGACAGCAGTACAGATATTGACTCTGAAACTTCTATTGATGATATTGGAGGAGTATCTACAACTGGAACATATTTATTTAATGAAACTTTGGATTTAGGTGCTGTTTACAGTCTTGATTTAAGAAAACATATTTTAACTGATTCTGTTTATTCGGCTGATTTAATAGATTCTGTTGGAAATATTGACGCAAGACAAGATTTTGATGGTACTTCTAGCGTTGATACAAACGCAGAAGTTTTTGTCCAGACTTCTCAAGATGCCAGTAGTTATTCAGGTTTTCAAAAGTTTGCCAATGGAACATTTAAAGCAAGAACATTTAAATTTAAGTGCGTATTGACTACACAAGATACAAACCAAGATATAAGAGTTAGTCAGTTAGGATATATTGCAGAATTTCAAAGAAGGGTTGAACAAAGTACAACAACCATTGCATCAGGGGCAGGGGCAAAGGCAGTTACTTTTAACAGCCCATTTTTCACAGGCACAAGTGCTTTATTAGGTGCAAACTCTAACCCACCAGCTATTGGAATTACAGCTTTTAATATGGCTTCTGGTGACTTCTTTGAATTAACAAGTATTGCTTCAACAGGTTTTACTGTTCACTTCAAAAATAGTTCTGGAAGTTCTGTTGATAGAAACTTTAACTTTACTGCCATTGGTTTTGGTAAAGGGTAAAATTTAGGATATACTTAAAAAAAACGTAAAAGCTAATGGCAAGAGTTGATAATACTGGGGGAAGTGGCTTTACAGTTGATAATGGTACTGGTCTTGTTGTTCGTACAAAGTTAAATCAAATAATTGCTGCTCTTAGTACATTAAATCAAGGATCTGGCACACCTTCTATTGG